TGTAACTAAACCAGACGGAACAGTTGTTCGTGGTGGATTTGGTGTTAGACCAACTTTATCAGCAATAAAAGCACCATCTCTTGTAGCTAGAATACAAGCAATCGGTGAAAAAATATTTAAAACATCAGATCGTTTGAAGAATAACAATGATCAAATTAAAACACTGCTGGATGCTTACAAAAAAAAATATGGTGTCACAGATGACGCGATTGATGCAGATGTAGGTCAAATTTTAAAAGATGGTATGGTAGAAAACAACACCAGACTTCTTAATGTAGAAGAAAAATTAACGAATACAGTTGTTAAACATTTAGAGGACTCTGTTAATAATTTTAAACAAGCTGGTGTTAGAAACTCTAATGTAGAAAATGATTTATTTGAAATTATCAGGGACGCATCTATAAATTTTGATGAGATGATTTCTGGTAAATTTCGTGCAGTTGATAAAGTTTTAAGAGATTCAAGTTTAGGTGGAAGTGAACTTATTACTACAGCAAGATTTAAAGGTGATATAGCTAGACTTAAAAAAGATTATGCACCTGCAATAGCCGCTAACACAGAAGATGGCAAGGCAATAAGTCAAATCATAGGTGCTTTTGAAAGTGTAGGAGGAACAACATTTTCAAAGCCTGCTTCATTTAATCAACTTTATAATCTTAGAAAAGCAGTCAGTGACATAAGAATGAAACTTCCAGCTAATGCAAAAACAGTTCGTGGAGAACTTGTTACAAAAGATGGTGATGGATTACTTGATAAAATTGATGCAGTTTTTAAAGAGATAGGTGACGAAAATAGTCAAACATTTAGAGAAATGATTGGAAGATCATCTGCCTCTCCGTCTGAAATGAAAAAATTTGTTAATGCTGGTAAAGCTATTAAAAAGGCACAGACACAATTTTTCTTAGGTAAAAAAATTATAGAAGATTTAAATGCTTCAAAAACAATTAAAAATTTAGAAAAGTACAAATCACAACCTGGCGATATTGTAGATGAATTACCACAAAATATAGATATTTATGATAACATTGTTAAAAACAACAACCCTGAATTTATACAACAAGCCAGAAAATTTATAACAGAATATGGTGGCAGAGTTGAAGGTGGCAGAGTCGTTGCAGGAACAGGTAAAGAATTAGCTGATGAATTTGTTGCAAGAGCTGCGAATCATACGTTGGAATCAGCTCTTGAAAAATCTGGCATAAGTAATTTTACAAATGTTAAAAACTTTAATTCACAAAAATTTGCACAATCAATTAAAAATTTAGGCACAACTGCAAAAGAATTGTTCGGAGCAGAAACAGATCAAATACTTAAATTAGCAGACGAAATAGGGTCTGTTAAAATTACAGGTCTTGAATCTAATCAAGTTCTTAGACAGTTTAGAAATATAAAGGGTGACACAAGATCAAATACTTCATTAGTTAGAAAACTTGAAGCATTAGCTGATACACAAAAAAGATTAGCCGCGAATCAAAAAAATGTCATACTCAGGAAATTAGCCGATGATACAGGTGATTTAGACCCAGTTGAGGCAGCTCGTTTTCTTGTGCAAAAAACTACAAAAAACTCACAGATAAAACCAGTAATAGAATATTTCAAAAAACAAGGTGCTAATGGCGAGCAAGCCATGAACAAAATTAGAAGCTATTATATTAATAGTATTATAGATGATTTTGGTGAGTCTATCATGACTGATGGAAAATCATTAAATTCCTTCGCTGATAGACTGTTAGCTGCATCTAAAGACAATAAATTAGTTACAGTCTTTGGTAAAGAAGTTGGTAACAACATGAAGAATTTTGGTAGAATACTTAAATTTAATGCCAGAACTGCTGAAGGTGGTGATCTTGTTGCCGCTAACATAGCTGCTTCACCATTCCAAAATGTTGGTAAAATCGTTAAGTTTAGTATTTTAGGTAACAGACTTTTATCAAATGGATATTATGATGATATACTCAAACAATATAATGGTGTGACTTTAAAACAATTTCAAAAACCTGCTGATAGAGCAAGAAGTTTAGGATCAATTATAGGTAAGGCTCTTAGCATTGGAACAGGACAAGGCATTCAAAATGCTATAGATAATGCAGAAAGTGAAGCTCAAGCCTTCATTAAAAGTCAGGGTATAAACGTAAATATACCTGATTTAAAAGCAGAAGATTTAAAATTAGGAAGATTTAAATCTGGTGATTTGCAGGAGTTTATATCACCTACAAGACCAAACGTGCCTTTTGATCAATTAAAAATACCTAATCCTGCATCTGGCACAACATTAGGTAATATAGACATAACTAATCCAGCTAATGCTTTTTCATTAGGATTAAACCCTACTGACATGGCTATTGCACAGAGAAGAAGAGGCACACAATGAACATAGATGAGCTCAGACAAGAGATACAGAATGACGAGGGACGAGTTAACTCTGTGTATTTAGACCACCTTTCCCTACCTACCATAGGAATTGGACACCTTATAAAAGAGTCAGATCCAGAGTATGGATTGCCAGTGGGTACAGTGGTTGATGACGAAAGAGTTAACGAGTTATTTGATCAGGACATCAAAGTAACGCTGTCTGAGTGCGAACAATTATACGGAAACTTCAATGATTTGCCTGAAGAAGTACAAAAGATTTTGGCAAATATGATGTTTAATCTAGGCAGACCAAGGCTCTCCAAGTTCAGGAAACTATGTAAAGCTGTAGCTGATAGAGACTGGCAAGAATGTGCTGTCCAGATGGAGGACAGCCGTTGGCACAAACAGGTAACTAATCGCGCTAATCGTTTAATCTCTCGTATGAAGGCTGTTGATAGCACCTAATCCTAAGCTAGTAACTTTAGCTCTGTAATCGTTATATTCTTCTTTTTTAAATTCCTGATCAATCATTAGTCCTAATTGTTGTCTAATGTTTCTTCTTTGATGTTTAATTATTTTTTGAAGTTTTTCATAACTTTCGATGTCTAAACCAACTGACTTGAATTTTGTTGTATCTGTCATTATACTACCTCCATGACCTATTCATACCCATTTATACCCAAAAAAACTAGAAGAGCCAATAAGTATTTTGCGAAAAAAACTATGGCATTTGGTTTAAAATTTGATTCAAAGTGGGAATCAGAAAGATGGGGACAGTTAAAAGCTATGGAAAAAGCAGGTGTTGTAACTGAATTAGAACGTCAAGTACGTTACACTTTAGCAATAAATGATGTGAAGATATGTGATTATGTCGCTGACTTTAGATATTTACAACAAGAAGAAGATGGCTTTTCTAAATTAATTGTAGAAGATGCAAAAGGCGTGCTTACACCTGAGTTTAAGCTCAAAAAAAAGATGATGAAAGCTATACATAATATAGATATACACCTGTCTTATAAAAAAAAATGATAGTTTAAGTATTGACATTGTTGTAATCATCGCTATATTTAACCTTGCAAGTAGAAATTTTAGAAAGTGAGGTTAGTATGGAACAGAATTTCTATGACATGAGTGATCATGAACTTTTACAGGCAAAGTTGTCTATAAAACGTGAGATTGATCGACAAAAAAAGAAGATGGAAGAGCTTAATGGCTATCTTAATGATAGATATTTTAGTGTAGCTCGTGAAGATTTGCAGAGACAAGGCAAAGATTTTGGCACGACTACAGTATTTTCTGATCAAGAAGATAAGGTTAAGGTCTCCATTGCTAAAAAAGTAACATGGGATCAACAAGCATTGCGTGATGCTTTCGATAGCATGGATGCTGAAGATGCAAGACATTATGCAAAGATCACATATTCTGTGGACGAGAGGAAGTATACCAATGCTCCTCCAGCTATTGTTGAAAAGCTTCAGCCTGCCAGAACTGTCGAGCAAGGCACGATTAATGTTGATCTTGTACAAACAGAGGAGGCTTAATTGGCTTTAGAAATAATTACTGCCGAACAACGTATGGCAGAAAAGAGAGGTCATAAGATGGTCATCTGTGGTCAAAGTGGTGTGGGCAAGACAACTCTTGCCCGTACTCTTGATTCAGATACAACTTTATTTATTGATCTTGAAGCAGGTGATACTGCTATTAAGGATTTCCCTATTGATGTAATTAGACCAAAGACATGGCAAGAGTGTCGTGACTTTGTTTGTTACATTGGTGGTGTTAATCCGTCTTTATCAAGGGAGCCTTATGATAAGTTACATCATGAGAGAGTTATGCAAGAGTTTGGAGATAAACTTGTGCAAATGAATAAATACGACACAATTTTTGTGGATAGTATTACAGTTGCAGGACGTTTATGCTTTCAATATTGTATGTCTCATCCCGATAACATTGCCGAAAGATCTGGCAAAGTTGATACTCGTGCTGCTTATGGTATGCACGGCAGAGAAATGATGGCTTGGCTTACTCATCTACAACATATTAGAGATAAGAATGTTATATTTGTTGGCATACTTGACTCTAAGTTAGATGATTATGGTCGAACTAATTATGAGTTACAGATAGAAGGTTCTAAAACTGCACGAGAACTACCTGGCATTGTCGATGAAGTTATAACAATGACAGTGATGGGTGGTGGCGAGGGTGTGCAACCATATAGAGCTTTTGTATGTCAAACTCTTAATGAGTGGGGTTATCCAGCCAAAGATAGATCTGGCAAACTTAATGTTATTGAGGAGCCACATTTAGGTAAGCTAATGGCAAAGCTAAATGGAAATATTGTAACCGATTTAAATAAAGTTGAATCACAACCAATTGAGAAAGGAAAATTATCGTGATTGATTTAAATAATGTAACAGGGAGTGGTGGTTCAGATTTCGAACTTATTCCCGAAGGAACTATTGCAAGAGCAATAATAAATATACAACCTAATCCTTTAACTATTCCAGAGTTAAGTAATTCACCAATGTTTAAGCAATCAACAAGTTCATCTGCTAAATGGATGGATGTTGAGTATACCATTTTTGGTGGTCAATTTGACAGACGTAGGTTTTGGCATAAACATTTTTTTGATGGTGATTCTAAAGATACAGATGGTGTATCTAAGTCAAAAAAAATTAGCTTGGCTTGGTTAAAGGCAGTTTTAGAAAGCAATAAGAATATAGCTTCTAATGATGCTTCACCAGAGGCACAAGCCGTAAGACAACTTGATCCTTCAAAAGGTGGAGTTGCATCTATTAACGGCATGAGTGTTTGTGTTAAGGTAGGCATTGAGAAATCCAATGATCCTCAATATGCTGATAAAAACATTCTTAGAGTTGTTTTGACACCTGGCATGGATGGATATATTCCTAATAGCGATACACCGAATAGTTCACCACCTGTAGGTGGTAGCACTCCACCAGTTAATAATGGTGGCAATGCTACTGTACCTGATTGGGCAAAGGGATAGTGGTGAAAGGCATAGCAAGGGCTAACTGACCTTAGTCTACTTGCAACTCGTTTGGGTAGTACGAGTGCCCTAAAACTACCCACCATTAAGCCAGTGAGGGATATATGATTTTAAGACCATATCAAGAGATAGCAGTACAAGATGCTTCAGATGCTTTAGATAAGCATAAAAATACTATTGTTGTTGCACCAACGGGTGCTGGTAAAACTATTATGTTATCTGCATTGATCGGCAAACGATATTCCAAAGGCAAAAAAGTTTTAGTATTACAACACAGAGATGAACTTGTAGGACAGAATGCAAGTAAGTTTAGTCGTGTTAATCCAAAGATATCAACAAGTGTAGTTGATGCTTCACAAAAGAACTGGGATGGCAGTGCAGTATTTAGCATGGTGCAGACCTTATCCAGACCGAACAATTTAGATAATATGTCGAAAGTAGACATGATGGTCATAGATGAAAGCCATCATGCTATAGCTGACACATACATGAGAATTATAAAAAGAGTTAAGGAAGCTAACGAATCTATAGAGATTGTTGGCTTTACGGCTACACCTAATCGTGGTGACAGGAAAGGCTTGAAAGATATTTTCAACAACTGCTCACATCAGATTGAGATAGGCAACTTGATACGAGAAGGGTTTCTCGTGCCGCCAAAAACATTTGTTGTTGATGTAGGAGTACAACAAGATCTACAAAATGTTCGTAAAACAGTTTCAGACTTCGACATGAGTGAGGTCGAGCAGATCATGAACAAACGTGCCATTAATGAGAAGATTGTAGAGGAATGGCAAGAGAAAGCTGGAGATAGAAAGACAGTTATATTCTGTAGCACAGTCGTTCATGCACAAGATTTATGTGATGAGTTTAGAAGATCACAAGTTAGAGCTGAGATTGTGACGGGTGAAACTCCATCAGTAGAGAGAAAACAAATACTTCATGATTTGGAACATGGGGATGTTCAGGTGGTTGTTAATGTTGCAGTATTGACAGAGGGTTTTGATGCACCACCTGTCAGTTGTATTGTGCTTACAAGACCATGTTCATAAAAATCAACAATGGTACAAATGATTGGTCGGGGACTACGAACAATAGATCCTGAAGTTCATCCAAATGTAATTAAAAAAGATTGTATCGTATTAGACTTTGGCACAAGTGTGTTGACACATGGATCACTTGATGAGGGTGTTGATTTAGATGGTAAAGATAAAATGCAACAAGGTTCAGCTCCTGATAAAGTATGTCCTAACTGCAAGTGTCTTATACCATTAAGTGTTCGTGTCTGTCCTATGTGTGGTCACGAGATTGAGATGCAGGCAAAAGAATTACTTGAGACATTTAACATGACAGAGATTGATCTTATAGACAGATCACCATTTAGATGGATTGATTTGTTTAATAATGGCAGATGTGTGTCGGCAAGTGGATTTAATGGTTTTGGGTTAGTGGCACATTTAGATGACGTTTCTGTAGCCTTAGTTAAACGTACAAGGGGCAAACTTAGAGTTGTAGGTGTTGGCACTAAAGAACAGGCTTTAGCCTCTGCTGACGATTTTTTAAGGCAAATAGAAGATAGTGATGGCGCCAAGAAAGGTAAAAGATGGTTAAATCAAGCCATGACAGAGAGACAAAGAGATGCTTTGGCAAGAGAGAGTAAGATTGTTAGTCCATTGGATTTAAGTTTTAGCAAATACAAGGCGGCGTGTTGGTTAAATTATTTGTGGAATAAACAAGAGATAGATGGCAGAATTTTAGATTATTACGAAGGAGATAACAATGCAGCGTAGTGAAGCTTTACAAAAAGCAGAACAATTAATCAACGGAGCCAGAGCAAGAACACACGGAGATGCTAAAGATACACATGAATCAATAGCTAAGATTATGAATGTTTTGTGGAGACACAAACTTAAATCAGAACTTACTTATGATGACATATATAAACTTTGCATAGTGCAGAAACTTGTTCGGGACTCTCAAAATCCAAAGAACATGGACAATCCGATAGATGTAATAGGTTACGCAGCACTATGGGCAGAGGGAAAAAGTGGCAAAAATTAACGTGGATTATCAACTCAACATGAAGTCTAAGAAGAATGTGCAATATATTCGTGAGGGTAAGATTGTTATTCCTATATTTTTAGAAGATAACAAAGATCATGTGTTAGATCACATAGACACATATATTGAAGAAGCTATTAAAGACACAGATGATGAGTTGTTAGGTGGTGTGATAGTGGCTGAATTTTTAGGAGTTTGTCACTATTTTGATTTTATAGTAATGGAAGAAGGAGACAAGAAATGGAAAAACATGGTGTCGGGGACAGACACAATACACTAAAAGCACTGTCCGAACAATTTGCTAAAATAGGTTGGGATAAACAATTACATCATTTGACACAGGACGATGCAATTGCCATAATTGACGCTATTCAATCAGTCAATGAAAGTAAAAGCAATGGCATTCTCGACCTTAATCCAAACACAGACATCTCAGATGATGAGATCCCGTTCTAGTATGTTAGGTCAAGAGATATCAAATATTATTGACGAAGCTATTGTCAAAAAGAACAAAGAGGTTAAGCAAAGAACTTATCTTGGTGCTTCTAGCTTGGGCGATTCCTGTTCCAGGAAGATACAATATCGGTACATGGGCAAGCCTATTGATGATCAACGGGATTTTGATGCAAAGACATTACGAATATTTCAGTTCGGTCATGAGATAGAATTAA